TGTGATTATAAATAAAACGGAAAAATTGAGGGGTGGTATTCACCCGACAGCCGGAATCGGCTCAGATAGCTCGACGGAGCGAAAACGGCAAGCCTTAGCCGCTTCTGAGCCTTCCATATATAAGGCAAGATACAGGAGGCAGTATCTATGAGCATTGAAGAACGCAGAGCAATCGGTGAGATTGAATGGCGCAGAAAATTCAAAGAACATGGTTTTGATAACTCTTTTGAACTAATCAAAAGAGAATGGAATACAGACCACGGCAGACGAGTTGTTTTAAAATGCAAACGCTGCGGTGCCGAGTTTTCAAGCTGGGCATTGTGCGACATATTCAAGGGCAGACAAAGTCATTTATTATGTCTTAAATGCGGAGCTGCCTCAGACGGTGCGAACGTCTGGGCTCGGTCACAAGAATGTGATGAAGCTATGACTTTTTATACTGCGGGACACTCGGTAAAAGAAACCGCAGAAAAATTCAATGTGACAATTAATCAAATTAATAGTGCAGTAAAATGCCGCAGACTTACAAACGGCAAAGACTGGAAGCTCTGCGGTGTTGAAATAAATAATCAACGACATATTGAAGCAACAAAGCGCTTTAATAAATATATCGAAAAAGGCGGGCGTGATTATACAAAAATAAAAGACCCACACAAAAGACGAGCTGTGCAATATGGCTGCAAGTATGACTCATCCGTAACGCTCGAAAGTCTAATTAAGCGTGACGGGCTTCGGTGTGCGATATGCGGTGAACTTTGTGATTTAAACGACCGACAATGGACAAATTACGGTCCGACGTTCCCAACAATCGACCATATTATCCCGATGTCAAAAGGCGGAGGTCATATATGGTCAAACGTTCAAATAGCGCACGCATTATGTAATTCAAGAAAAGGAAATAAGAGCGAGGAGGCGTGAGTATGTCAAAAAAAGCAGAAGAAATATGCGCAGGCGTTCACACGCTTCACGATGAAGCGCTTGAACTTGCAGAATCTGTTGTTTTTATGGCAGAGAAATTAAGAGAATCCCGAAAAACATTAAAAAAAGAATCACTCGTAATTGAATATGATAACGGCGGAGGTCAAAAGGGCATAAGAGAAAATCCACACTTCACGGCTTATGAGCATTTGCAGACTGCATACAGCAAAGCGCTGAGGCAACTGACGGAAATCGTTGAAAAAGGCGCTCCTTCAAAAAGGGCGTTTGATATTATGAAAGAGCTGTCTGTTGTTGCCGGAAAGAAGGCAGGATGATTAAAGGCAAGACTGAGCCCCGTCTCTGGACACCGCCTCTTCAAAAACTGACAAGAGAGACAACCCTCGGCTATATGTTTTGTGATTTTTGCAAGGCAATCGGCGTCGAGCTTCTGCCGTGGCAAGAATGGCTTGCAATTCACGCTCTTGAAATTATAACTGAGGGCGAACAATGGCGATTTAGATACCGCTATGTAATTATTTTAATCAGCAGACAAAACGGCAAAACTTTTTTTGAAGCTTTACTCAACATATTCTTTTTATTTGGTTTAAAGTCTCATTTAGTTCTCGGAACTGCTCAAAACCTCGACACAGCTGTTGAAACTTTTGAAGACACAGTTGCAAGAGTCGAGAGCATCCCAGAATTAAAAGAGTTTTTAAAAAAAGTCAACAGAGGCACAGGAAGAAGAGAGATGCTGCTTGAATCTGGTGACAGATACAAAGTCCTCGCCGCTACCAGAAAAGCAAGAGGTCTGTCAAGCGATTTAGTTATGATGGACGAGCTGAGAGAGCAAACGAACTGGGATGCGTGGGGTGCAATAAGTAAAACAATGATGGCGAGACCAACTGCGATACTTTTCGGCTTATCAAACGCCGGAGACGTAACAAGCGTTGTGCTTCGCCATTTGCGTTTACAGGCGCATGCGCTGCTCGGAGACCCCGACGGAATTGCAAAAACTCGCAGCACGCTCGGCGGTGAAGACATAGACGACGACACTCTCGGTCTTTTTGAGTGGTCAGCAAAACCTGATTGCGATATAAACGACGTTGAGCAATGGGCACAAGCGAATCCGTCGCTCGGTTATGGCTTTATGACTGAAAGAGCGTTGAAGTCGGCTATGCTCACAGACCCTGAGGTAATATTCAGAACAGAGTGCCTCTGTCAGTGGGTCGAATCACGCCTCCCGCAGCCGTTCCCCGACGGAGCGTGGGAAGGCGGCACAGACGAAGACAGCTACATCACGGGCGAGAGTCCGCTGATTTACGGCATAGACATGAGTCAGGACAGGCGCTGGGTGACAATCGGCGTCTGCGGGCTCAGAGAAGACGGCAACTATCACATAGAAGTCGCAGCCCGAAGAGTCGGGAGCGAATGGGCGCTCGACTGGTTCAGAGAGAGGGCAGTGCGGCAACCTATGAAGCTGGCGTTCCAGAGCAGAGGTGCACCCGTCGCAGGACTTGCAGAGCAAATCTGCACGCTTGACGGTGTCGAGCGATGCGCAATAGAAGGAAGCGAGCTCACGGCAGGCTGGGGCAGATTTTACGACGGCATCGCCGCATCCGCTCCGCCGAAGGCGGGCGAAGTTCCGCGAGGCGGGGTGAAAATATACCACCTTCCTCAGCCGGTGCTCGACACGCCAGGCAAGACCTGCCAGCTTCGCAACATCGGCGGCGGCATCCTTCTGCCCGACAGGGTGAAGAGTCCCGACGACATCGCGCCCTTAATGGCGTGCTTCGCCGCATTTGCGGCGCTGACAAAAATCAACACAAAAGAGAGCAAAATATTCGAGTCGGCGTATGCAAAGAACGGCGGCTCGTTGTTTTTTGTATAAAACACGAGTAAAGGGGACAGACTTATATGAGTGTTACAGACAGACTGCGGGCTTTATTCGGCAGCGGAAAAGGCACCGCATATAAAATCACATTTCAGCCGAGCATCATCCCGAGCGTTGAAGGGCTGACGGCACGTCGGCTCTATGAGACGCAGGCGAACCTTCACGCGGTGGTGTCGTTCCTCGCTGACAGCGTGGCACAGCTCCCGCTCAAGGTTTATATCAGAGACGGCGAAGCGCAGAGGCGCAGAGACCGAGACAGTGCGGCGGCACAGCTCCTCTGGAAGCCGAACAGCGACCAGACCGCCTACGAGTTCGTCAACAGCTTTATGACGGAATATCTGCTCATGGGCGAGACGTTCCTCTGGCTGCTTCCCGACCCCGACAGCGAAGCGGGCTATCAGCTCCGCGTGATTCCTGCCGAGTGGGTCAGAGAGCAGAAGAGCCGGACGAACTACGCACCGAGTCAGCTGATAGTTTCGGCGAACGGCAACGGCAGCATCATGCTCAACAAGGACGAGTTCGTTCCGCTCCGCATGTATTCGCCAGGCAATCCTGGCGGAAGTCAGTCGCCTATCTCGGCACTGAGGCAGACACTCAGCGAGCAGATTCAGGCGGACAGGTTCCGCACGGAAGTCTGGGCGAGCTCGGGCAGGTTCAACGCCTACATCACGCGCCCGAAGGACGTGCAGCCGTGGGATGACGAACAGAGGGCACGGTTCGCGACAGCTTTCCGCGAAGCGTGGGGCAAAGGCGGAGCAAACGCCGGCAAGATGCCTCTGCTCGAGGACGGCATGGAAATAAAGCCGTATCAGTTCAACGCCCAGCAGGCGCAGTTCGCAGAGACGAAGCAGCTCAGCCGTGAAGACGTCGCGGCGGCTTATCATATCAACCCGTCGCTTATATGGCACACATCGACTCAGACCTACGCAAGCGCAAAGGACAACGCCCGCGCGCTTTATGCGGACTGTCTGGGTCCTATTCTTCAGATGGTGCAGCAGAGATTCAACAGTTTTCTGCTCCCGCTGGTCGGTGCCGCTCCGAATACTTACGTCGAGTTCGACCTCACCGAGAAGCTCAAGGGCTCGTTTGAAGAGCGTGCGAGCATCCTCCAGAGCGCCGTCGGCGGTCCGTGGATGACAAGGAACGAGGCGAGAGCCGACAACAACCTCCCGCCGATAGACGGAGGCGACGACCTCATCGTCCCTCTCAACGTCATTGAAGGCGGACAGGCGAGCCCGAGCGACACCCACATGGACGAACAGGAGCCGATGGCAATCGTTGAGAGCGGACTGAAAGCTCACGAGTGCGGATGCAAGGCGACGACAATCAGCATCTCGACCAGAGCGACGGACAAAGAGAACGAGCTCATGGCGGAGACGCTGTCAAAGTTCTTTAAACGCCAGGCAAACGCAGTGCTCCCGAAAATCGGAGCCCGAGCCGAGAACTGGTGGAATAAAGAGCGCTGGGACAGAGAGCTCGCTGACGACCTCGAGCCGGTCATTGACGAAGTCGCAGACGCACACGGTCAGGAAGTGGCAAAGGCACTCGGTGCGAAGTATTCAAAAGAGCAGACCCGCAACTATCTGAGGATGCTTTCCGAAGGCAGAGCGGCGGCAATAAACGAAAAGACACGCGAGCATCTGCAGGAAGCGATGGACGCAGAGGATGAAGACCCCGAGACCGAGAACACGCCGGCGCACGCAATGGAAGAGCGTGAGGGCGAACACTCAAAGGTGCTCGGCGCTTCACTTGCTCTGACCGTCGCAGGATGGGCGGCAACGCACGAAGCGCCCCAGCAGGCAGAACAGCAGGGCATCAACCGCAGAATTGAGAAGACGTGGGTCACAGGCGAGAATCCGAGAGAATCACACGCAGCGATGGACGGCGAGACCGTATCAATCAGCGAGAAATTCTCAAACGGCGCCGAGTGGCCTGGCGACGACAATCTCGGAGCAGACGAGACCTGCGGCTGCAACTGCTCGACCGAGGTCACAATCACAATAGACTGAGGAGGTCAACACGATGAATTATAAAGAATTTAACGTCAATTACAAAGACGCAGGCAACGGCTCAATCGAGGGCTACGCGTCCACATGGATAAGAGAGCCCGACAGCTACGGCGACATCGTAAAGAAGGGCGCCTTCACAGACACGCTCAAAACGCGCTGGAACGGCGGCAAAGGCATCCCGCTCCTCTGGGCGCACCAGATGGACACCCTGAGCTCGTTCATAGGCACAGCGGACGCTGAGGAGGACGAGAAGGGGCTTCACTTCGTCGCACAGTTCGACGGCACAGATGAAGCGCAGAGAGTGCGCGAGCTTTACAAGGACGGCAGACTGTCAAAGTTCTCGTTCGCTTATGACATCAGAGAACAGGGACCCGTCACACTTGAAGACGGCAGAAAAGCAAATGAGCTCCGAGACCTCGACCTGTTCGAGATTTCCTGCGTCTGCGTTCCCGCAAACGATGACGCAGGCGTTGTCGAGGTTAAGGCATCGGCACCCGAGACAAAAGACACAGAGCCCGAAGAAAAAGCGGGCAGGCGCAACAGCGCAAAAGACGCTGACGCCATAAGAGAAGCAATCACGCTCCTTCAGGGAGTCCTGGGCGAGCTTGATGAAGAAGCAACAACAGAGACCGAAGAGGACAAAGCAGAGGTCAACGCGGCGGCGGAGGAACCCGAGCAGAGCAATGCGGTCAAGGCGGAGCTTCTGGAATACATAAAGAACTCAACGGAGGAATCGAAATGACTCTCAGAGAAGAAATCGCCGAAAAGAAGGGCGCACTTGCAGCATTGAAAGAGCGCATCGAAAACAACGATGCGGAAGCAATCGAGCAGGGCATCGCTCTCAAGGCGGAAATCGAAGCAAAAGAAGCCGAGTGTGAGCAGGCGGAAAAGAAGACCGCGCTCCTCGAAAACATCGGCGAAAAAACAGAAAAAAACACGGAGGAAAAAACAATGACAGACCTTGAACTCTTCGCACAGAAAGCCGGCGAAATGACCGACAGAAAATCAGGTGTATCAATGCACCTTAAAGCAGCTACCGACGTTGTCACCGCTCCTCAGATTGCGGACGTTGACAGAAGCGTAGCTCCTCAGCCCGCACGTAGAGCTGTTGCTGATTACTTCACCAACACTCAGATAAGCGGCAACGCTATCACCTACTTCCTGCAGGGCGCTTATGAAGGCACACCCGCAGTCACCGCACAGAGCGCAAAGAAACCCGCGAACAGCACTTCGTTCACCGGCACAACTCTCGCTCTCAGCAAAATCGCTGCCTACATTAAAGAGACCGACGAAATTCTCTATGATGCTCCCTTCCTTGCATCAGAGGTTCAGAACTCTCTTGTTTATCAGATAGGCAAAGTAGAGGACGCGACCGTTGTCGGCGCAATCGCAGGCACAAGCGGCCTCAGCGTAATCGAACTCGGCTCGGGCGACACTCTTGCAGACGGCATCCTTAACGCTATCCTTTCAATCAAGGGCGGCTCCGCTTATGATGCTTCTGTTGTTCTTGTAAATCCCGCTGACCTCTTCACTCTTATGACCGCGAAGGACAACAACAAACAGTATCTCGGCGGCGGCTATTTCACCGGCGCTTACGGCAATGGCAATTATGCTATGCCCGCTTCAATCTGGGGCGTTCCCGTTGTTGCTGACAGCACAATCACTCAGGGAACCGCACTTGTTGCAGCTCGCGAAGCAGTTAAAATCTGGAAGAAGGGCGGCATCGACGTTCGCCTCTTCGAACAGAACGAAGACGACGCCATCTACAACAGAGTCACACTCGTCGGCGAAGAGAGACTCGCCTGCGCAGTCGTTGACCTCAAGGGCGTTTACGCAGTAGCTCCCGAAGAGTCATAAGTTAAATGACAATCAGCGTTATCGTTCCGTTCTGGAACTCTGAGAAGTGGCTCGGGCGGTGTTGCGAGAGCCTCGACAAACGTCTTGAAGTGATACTCGTTGACGACCACAGCACGGACTCAGGGCGCGAAATCGCCGAAAGTTACGGCTTCGAGGTTATCGAGAATGAGAGAACAAAGGGCGTGAGCGGTGCGAGAAATACAGGATTAGACTATTCGCACGGAGAGTGGGTAACATTCCTCGACGCGGATGACGAAATGCTCCCGCAATCGTGGGAGACGTTTCAAAAAGCAATCAGTGATTTCAATGTGATTCAGCTTCCTCACAAACGGTTGAGAGGTCAGTCCGAAAGAACTGCGGCGAATCTCGAAGGAATTTACACTCTCTCGGGACTTCCCGAACACTGGTGGGGAGTCTGGAATAAGCTGTTCAGAGCGGATTTTGTGAAGGATATTCGTTTTGATGAGAGCTTACAGTATGGCGAGGATGGAATGTTCGTCCTGGAATGCTTGAAACGAGACGGGCGAATCTACCACGCCGACAGACATCTCTGCACGACTCGGCACCGATTTGAGAATCCCGACTCGCTCTCTCATAAGAAAACACCCGAAGACGTAATGATTCAATGCCGAGCTTATGAGGAGTTCTTGAAATTAACGGACGATAACGCGCTCAAGCTTGTTGTTGCAAAGGAAATGGAAAAGCTATGGAACAGAATCTCAAGGATGTTGTCTACATACTGAAGAAGGACGTTCAGCCGGATGAGCTGCGATATTCGCTGCGCTCGGTCGGGAAGAACTTCCCGCACGGCAGAATTTTCTTCTTCTGCGGACGACCCGAGGGAATCAAACCCGATGCTTTCGTTCCGTTCGAACAGCTCGGAGCGACAAAATGGGAAAAAGCGACGTCAACTTACCGAAAAATATGCGAATCGGATGTATCGGAAGACTTCTGGCTCTTCAATGACGATTTTTTCATAATGGAAAGAATCGCAGAGCTTCCGTATATGTATCGAGGCACTCTCAAAGAGAGAATCGACGACCTCAGAAAGAGGCGCGGCAATTCGAGTTATTGTATGAATCTTGAAGGTGCACGGCTCGAACTGGAGTCTCTCGGATTTGAGTCGCTTGACTACGCTTTGCACATTCCGATGCTTATCAACAAGCAAAAAGCAATCGAAACACTCAACACATTCAAAAGCCCGATGTTTCGCTCATTGTATGGTAATTATGCAAAAGTGGGTGGAATACAGGCTGACGATGTAAAAATTTACAGCGCGGGCTTGCCTCAACCAGGGCAGGCCCTTCTGTCAACTTCCAATGCTTCATTTAAGTTTGGAGCTGTCGGAAAATATATCAGGGACAGGTTCCCAGAACCGTCCAGATGGGAAGTGATTAAATGAAAATCTATATTTTGCCCGATGGCCGCAAATGTTATTTCGATGAGGACAAAGTCCCTGAAGGCGCGGTTTTAGCTCACCCGAAGAAAAAGGTTGAGAAGGTCGAAGAAAAAAAAGCCGCTCCGAAGAACAAGGCGAAAGCTCCTGCAAATAAGTCGAAAAAGGCGGCGAGCAAATGAGCATACTCACAAACTGGGGCTACACAATGCCCGACATCAGCACGCTCGGCTCTCTGCTCTCGCTTGCAGACTTCAACACAATGACGGCGAACAAATACAGCGGCGACACGCGGGTGCAGAGCGCACTCACGGCGGCGAGTCAGCTCGTCAGAGACTACGCAGGCTGGCACATTTACCCATCGGCAAAATGCGAGCTTGACACGACGTTCTTCGACAGACGAGTGACAAGAGTCAACGGCGACCTGCTCATACAGCTGCCCGCACGATATGTCACAGGAGTGACGGAAGTGCTCATCAACGGCGAAGCGGCGACGCAGTTCGTCCTCCAGCCGAACGGCATCCTGCTCGTCCGCGCCTGCGGATATTACAGCCCTTACACGCCCGTGAAGGTCACATACACGGCGGGGCTGTCGGACGGACTCAACGGCACGCTTCAGAACGTGGTGCTTAACAGAGCCGTCAAGTCGCTCTCGCAGAGCAACGGCGTCCAGAGTGAGACAGCGGGCGGCGTATCAATCAGTTATAGCTCGACATGGATGAACGACGCATCGGGCGCAGGGCTGTCACCGACAGAAAGCGCAGCTCTCGCACCTTACAAAGTGACGGGGGTGTTCTGATGCTTCACTCCTGGTGTAACGACAGCATAACGATTCTGAGACCTGCAACGACGACATCAAGGGGCTCGACCATATACGACTGGACTCACGCAACGCAGACAAACGTCAGCGGATGCTCGGTGCAGCCGGCGAGCACCTCATTGAGTCAGGACGGCAGGGTGCTCGGCATCATGGACGGGCTGACAGCTTACGTTCCGCCAGGGACGGACGTCAAGGCAGGCGACAGAATCGTATTCAACAGTGAGACATACACTATCAACGGCGAGCCGAGAGCGTGGAGCTCACCGACAGGCAGAGTTTCGGCGATTCAGCTCAACCTTCAGAGGTGGTCGGGATGAGCAAGAAGGTCAAAATCGAGTTTATAAGCAAGGGCTTCGAGGATATTCTCTGCAGCGAAGGCGCAGGGCAAATCTGCGAGCAAAAGGCAAAGGAAATCGAAGACCGAGCGAACTCGGGACTGACTGCAAAAGACACCGAGGGCTTCAGATCAGGCGGGCGAATCGTCAAGGCCTACGGCTCAAAGAGGTGGATGTATTTTATCTACACGACCGATGCGGCGACAATGTATGCCGAAAAGGACGACCAGACACTCAGCAAGGCGGTGAATTGAAATGACTATAAAGAAACCTATCGACATAGAAGACGCGGTCAGAGGGGCGCTGAGCGCAAAACTGACGGCGTTCTGCCGACCCTTACCCGCTGACTACTCTCTGCCGAACATACTTGTCACGGCAACGGGAGGCAGCAGCGAGGAAGACTGGCACGGCACAGACCAGGCGGACACGTTCACCGTCAACTTAACAAGCAGAGGCGCAACAGAGGCGGAAGCTCTCAATTATCTGCGGACGGCAATCGGCATCCTGCAGGCATCGCAGGGCAGAGAGCTTGTTCGCGTCAGAATCAACACGCAATACTCATGGGGCGAAGACCAGAGGCGCCCAGACCTCGCAGTGTGCGGGGCGACGCTTCTCATCACTGCACGTCCCGAAACTATAACTCTTGAATAACGGAGGAAAAACACGATGGCAACTAACATGGCAAACTTCGGCATCGGCGACGCCAGCGGCTACTTCGGCTACGGCACAGCCGGCTCAGCCGCAACAGTCGACGATGACATACTCATCAGCGCAGACGGTATCACAGCAACCTTCCCGACTCACGAAGTCCTCAAGGACTGGTCGAACACCGTCATCCGCTCAATGCCTGGCGAGGACCTTCCCACCGTTCAGGCGAACTTCATCACAACGAGCTCCGATGTCTTCGGCATCCTGTTCGAAGGCACGACAATCAGCCCCAACACCACACCGACACCCCGCTCGTTCATCTTCCAGATGGTCGACGGCGACGATGTCATCACTTACTCAACGCTCAACGGCGTCGTGACAGAAGTCAGCGATGTAACTTTCGCGCCCAACGAGGTCATCACATGGACGGCGACAATCACCGCTGACAGCTGGACCATCAGCAAGACGACCGAATCCTGAGCGGCGTGAAATGAGAAAGGAGTCAGACAATGGAAATCACACTCAAAAAACCGAAGGTTGAGACCTTACGCGTAAACATCGGCGACGAAGTCGTTGAAATACCCCTCGGCAGCTCTCTCACGCTCGAGGAGTGGGCAACGCTCAACACGTTCGAGGGGACGGTCAAGTTCTACAACAAATACATCCCCGCGAAGATAGCGAAGACGCTGACCTATGACGAATACAATCAGATTACGGCGGCGTGGACTGAGGCAACTCAGAAGCAGTCAAAAATCAGCGTGGGGGAATCCTGAGCCTCGCAGCTTTCGTTCGGGAGCATCGCGAGGCCGTAACCTATGACTTAATAACGCGAACAGGTTATGACCTGGACGACATCGGGCGCACTCTCTCGTGGAGTGCGCTTGATTCATTTATAAAGAACACAATGCCGGACAGTGCGCTCTTCCGTGAGCTGAGACCCGAGCTCGCTCAGTGGTCAACAGCGGCGAAGACGAACGCACTCCTGGCTGATATATTTGACGTGCTCAGTGCAATCAACGCAAACCTCTGCGCAAAGGGGACGGGCAAAAAACCGAAACGCCCGAAGCCTTACCCGAGACCAGGCAAGAAGAGCACAGCGAAAAAAGTGGGGACTCCGCTCCCGCTTGAAGAATTAAGACGGAGGATATTCGGACAAAAGGACGGTGAATAACAATGGCAATGATTGAAGTCGCGAAAGCGACGGTCACAATCGTCCCGAACATGCAGGGCTCACAGGCGGCAATCACCGAAGGGCTCGCAGGTGCCGCCGTTCCCGCAGGTGAAAAGGCGGGCAACGCAATCGGCAGCAGCATGACAAAATCAATCGGCAAGGCGGTCGCAGGGACTGCAATCGCCGCAAAGGTCGGCAAAGGCATCGCAGACTCATGGAAAGAAGTCGACAGCGCAATGGACACCGTCGCTGTCAAGACGGGCGCAACGGGGAAGAGCCTCGAAGAGCTCAACAACTCCATGAAGAAGGTCGCGACAGACCTGCCGACAGACTTCGAGACGGCAGGCGATGCGGTCGGCGAAGTCAACACGAAGTTCCAGCTCACAGGCACACAGCTCGAGTCACTCTCTGAGCAGTTCATCAAGTTCGCACAGATTAACGACACCGACGTCAGCTCATCGGTTGACACGGTGGCGAACACGCTCGCAGCGTTCGGTGAGAGCTCCTCGCACGCTTCGTCGGTGCTTGACGCCATGAACGCCGCAGGACAGGCGACCGGCATCAGCATGGACGAGCTCGGAAACGCTCTGCAAAAGAACGCCGCCTCGTTCACACAGATGGGGCTCAGCGTCGAGGATGCGGCGGGACTTATGGCAACGTTCAACACTGCCGGTCTCACAACTGCCGACACCTCAACGGCGCTCAGGACGGCACTCAAGAACGCAACAAAAGACGGTCAGACAATGACCGAAGCAATCGCAGAGTTCGGCAAGGTTATGGACAGCAGCAAAACCGACACCGAGAAACTGCAGGCCGCAATCGACCTCTTCGGCTCGAAAGCCGGTGCGACAATATTCAACGCCTTCAACAACGGCAAAATAAGCGCGAAGGACTTCAGCAAATCAATGAGCGACGTCGCAGGCAACGTCTCGACGACATTTGACGCAACGCTCGACCCGACAGACAGATTCACGCAGGCGATGAACGGGCTCAAGATTATCGGGGCGGAGCTCGTCGAAGCAATGGCGCCTGCGTTCACTACAATCGCAGACATCGCCGTTCCTGCCATACAGGCGGCGGCGGAAGGTTTCAGCAATCTGCCCGACGGCGTAAAGACGGCAATCGTCGCCTTCGGCGGCATCGTGGCAGTCGCAGGTCCTCTCGCATCCGTCGGCAAGAATATCGCCGGAGCGTTTTCAGGGCTCGGCGGCATCTTCGGCAAGCTGGCAGGCTCGGCGGGCTCAGCTGTTGGCGGTCTCTCATCCGTCGGCGGAGCAGCCGCAACGGCGGCAGGCGGAGCGGCAAGCGCAGCTTCGGGCTTCGGCGCGATGGCGGGCGCAGCTCTTCAGCTCGTCGCTCTGGGCGCAGCGTTCGCACTCGTCGGCGTGGGCTTGAAGCTCATCGCAGAGGGCGCAGTCGCAATCGGAGCGGGCGGACTTCCCGCGGCAGCGGCTTTGATGCAAATCGTCGCTTCTATTGCGGCTTTAATGGGAGTCGCGGCGTTGACTGGTCCGGCAATGACCGCAAGTGCGCTCGGCATCGGAGTCTTCGGTGCGGCAATCCTCGCCATCGGGGCAGGCATTGACCTCGCAACAACAGGACTCGCAAAACTTGTCGACGCCATCGGCGGACTGATGGAAAAGACAAAGACCGCAGGCGAAGGCGTGAAGCTCCTCGCCGAAGGTCTCAAATCAATAGTCAGCATGAACCTGCTCGACCTCGGCGCCAGCATGGCGGCGGTAGGTTCAGGGCTCAAAGATATGAGCAAATACAGCGAAGAGGTCAACACAACGGCAACCTCGCTTAAAACGTTCGTGGGTGCTCTCACCGTAGCCGGCGCGGCCTTCAAGACTTATCAGATGGCGGCAACTTCCGCGATGACGGCGGCGAAGAACGCAGTCACGCAGAACCTCGAACAAATGAAGCAGGCATTCGCCTCGACGAAGTTCGAGTTCGCACAGGTCAAGCTCCCGCACTTTTCAATGAGCGGCAACTTCGACGCGGAAAGCGGAAGCGTGCCGACCGTCACCGTTGACTGGTACGCGCAGGCAGCCGAGAAGGGCGCGCTCTTCACGAGCCCGCAGCTCATCGGCGTCGGCGACTCATCACAGCCTGAGATGCTCATCGGCGAGCAGACGCTTTATGACAGCATCGCGCAGGCGGTCAGCGAAAACGGAGGCGGCGATGTTTACGTTTACATCGGCGGCGAACAGCTTGACGCGGTCATCCAGCGCTCGCTCAAGCGCACGACACTCAGAAGCGGAGGTCACTGATTATGTCAACACACATCGACGCGTTCGCCATTGACGGCGTGAAGGTCGTCCTCAACGACGACAACTACTCAGAGAAGCGCGGCTTCGCTGAATATACAAAGCAGACAGAGGCAGGCACAACGAGGCGCGATGTCATCCGCATCGGCTACCTCGCGGAGCTTTCGGTCAAGATAAAGACAACCGGCACGGTTAAGGCGACGCTCGAAGACGCCGCCGCGCAGGACAGCGTCGAGCTCACCATCTGGAGCGACGGCGACAACTCCTCGACAAACTGGACCTGCTTCGTCAGCTCGTTCACCGCTGACCTCGTAAGAGACACATCCACGGCGACCTACTGGGACGTCTCGATAACTTTCAGAGACCTGGAGGCGAGCTGATATGTATGAACCTTCGGTCGGCTTTTATAACTCAGTAATACAGGCGCAGGTGCGGCGCCTTGAATGGCACGGCACACTGACAGACACGGACGGTGTCGCTCACAGCTTCACCGCCGACAATATAGCAGCAGACTCGGGCAGGCTCACGCGGGCCTGCGCGAGCGCAACGGAAATCGCACTCGGCACGGTGTACGCCTCACAGCTCGCTCTGGGGCTCTATGTGGACGACATCGGCGTTGATAGGGCGAAGATATACGGCGGCACAATAACGCTTGCCTGTACGGTCTCAGCGGGGCTAATAAGCGGGGAAGTGCCGCTCGGAGTATTCACCATCACCGAAGCGCTCCAGAACGGCGAAGTGTGCAGCATCAGCGCCTACGATGCGATGATAAACTTCGACAAGCCCTACCTCGGCGTCTCGGGACTCGCGACGCCGTACAACTGGGCGCAGAACTTCTGCACGCGATGCGGAGTCACGCTCGGCATGGACGAGGCAGACTTCTCGGCGTTTCCGAACGGCGGCACCGACCTCACCCTTATCTGGAACGACGACATTGAAACATACAGAGACGCGCTCAGCCATCTCGCGGCTGCCATCGGTTCGGTGGCGACCATAAACCGCGACGGCGAGCTGGTCTTCCTGCCGATGGAGTCGAGCGCCTCGGTCGCAACGGTCAAGACGAACGACCGCTTCGACTCGGACATCGCGCACACGGTCTTCACGCCTCTGACGATATATCTCACCAACGCAGAGACGGGCGAGATGAAAAGCGCGACAGCGGGAAGCGGCAACGCATACCTTGACCTCGGCGCGAACGCTCTGCTCCAGACAGACGGCAAGCTCAGGAACGCAGCGGGGCAAGTCACCGACATCCGCACCGTCCAGACGATGCTCAACGACATCATCGGACACGCGCAGAGCTTCTCGTCGGTGCCTATCAGCGCAGAGATACCGTGCGACCCTTGTCTCGACCTTTTCGACTGCGTGACGCTCACAGGCGGGCAGGCAGCGGCAGGCGGGACCGTCGTCAAAATTACCGAAATCGAGACGAAGTTCGGAGGCTCGACGACAATCGGATGCGCGGGAGCAAACACGGCAGAGGCGAGCACAGCGGCAGAGAGAGCCGCCAGCCAGGCAGGCGGCACGAAAGACCTCATAATGTGGCAGAGCAACGACTCGAACTCGGAGCAAATAATCATCAGCTTCGCGCCGCGCACCTGGGGAGACCTCGAACCGTTCATCTGGGGAGAAATCGGAGTCAACACCTGGGGCGCGCTCGAATCGGGCGCGATGGAGCAGGTCCTCGCAGAGACGACGCTTGTCGTCACAAAGGACTGGGCGAAGGGCCTCTTGAATTTTACGGTCAACTATACGCTCGATGTTGACGCAGTCATAACATACCGCGTGCTAATAGACAACGCGGAAGAATGGGCGCTTGAAGAAGAACAGAAAGCGGGCAAAATCGTCAAGACCATCTCGACGCCTGTCGACTTATGGTCGAACACCGAGACGACACCGCACACATTCACAGTCACGATGAAGGGGGAGGAGGTGGAATCGTGAGCCAAATCACCATAGACGCGAGAGATGCGCGGCTCGCGGTTCTCGGCTATCAGCCCGAAGTCAAGCGGATCTACTGGTCGGCTCTGCCGAATAAGCTCCCGACATACGGTCAGACGCTCGACCTCAGCGGGTGCGAGATAAAAGCGATATATGCGGACGGCTCGGAGGCAGTCGTCACAGACTACTGCACTTTTTCACCCGATACCGGCTACACGGTGCCGAACGCGAAGACGCTCACCGTTACGGCGACATATACCGCGCGGAGCGGCAAAGCATACGAGGCGGACGAAACGCTGCCGATATGCATCCCTGCATATATCAAAATCATCGTGCCGCGCACGGTTCCGATAGTAAAAGAGGGCTCGTATCTCGGGGATAACAGCTGGTCAAGTTTCTCCTCATTTTTCAGGCTCAGAGATTTATATGTCTGCCTCTTCTGGGAGAGGGACGGCGAGGTCGTCGCCATCACAAAAGTGCCCGCTTCGCTTTCACAGACTACGGGATGCTATTATTCAAGTTCTTACGCAGGCGTTTCGCACAACTTGTCAAGTGCTACATATACACGCTACTACACGCCGACAGAGACGGAAGAAGTCACGGCGGATTATGCTTTTCAGGTCAAAGCGTCATATACCCTTTACGGCTTAACATTCACCGACACGGCAAACATAGAAGCAGACATCGTGGACGGCTTGCGCATTATAAACGTCCCGACGACCTATAACGAGACATTCACGCAGGAGTTCACCGCAAGCAACATCCGCCTGCTTTATAAGAGCGGCGCAGTGATGAAAGCGGAAGACATCACGACCCGTTCAGGCATCGTCGGCTTCTATCGAACGGGCATAAATCCTGGTTATTATTACACGACTTCAATGACCTTCGGAGATAACGAGAACGGAACGAGAAAGCTCAGCTTTGAAACGAACCCCGTCAGACTTCAGAACGACATCAGCTACGAATGCGCGGACAACGCAATCACGTGGACTAACGCATTATAAAGGAGGACGACACAATGACATACACAACAAACTACAACCTCAAGAAACCCGACACGACGGATCTCGTCGATGTCGCGGACCTCAACGACAACGCCGACACCATCGACGCAGCGCTCGCGGGCAAGCAGGACACGCTCCCGAGCGGCTCAGCTGACGGCGATGTGCTGACATGGGACGAGGCCAATGACGAGTGGACCGCTCAGACACCGTCAGCCGGCGGCGGATTCGTCGCTCAGGCGACGGCTCCGCTTGACACGAATCTACTCTGGATAGACACGAGCGATAACTCCGTCGATAACTTAGTCGACGCCGACAGTGAAAACTATTAAGGAGGTGGCGCCATGAGTCTCGGAATCACAGACACTCAACACTACAGTGACATCGCGGACGCTATCAGAGCGAAAAACGGCTCGGCAGACACCTACACGCCCTCCGAAATGGCTACGGCAATCGGGGACTTACCGACACCGACTACGGTTACAAAAGGTCTCGTTTTCTCCGACTACGACTCGGACGGTTATCCAACAAAAGCGGAGTTCGTGGGGACTTGGACAGAGATACCGCAAAGTTTTTTATATAACCTTTTTCGCACAGATAACTTCGGCAAATATATAACCTCAATTACTTTTCCTAACACACTTACAAAAATCGGAATATCCGGCGTTGCAAATTGCACGGCTCTTAATCAACCTATAACTATACCGTCAAGCGTGACGGAAATTCTCGCAAGCGGTTTTAATGGGTGCAGTAATGTTCCTTCTTTCATTTTTGAAGGCAACCCGCCCGCAACATTCCCCGTAAATATTTTTAGCGGTTGTAATAATTGTATGCTTTACGATTTCAGCAACGCAACAAGTATTCCCTCTTTGTATTCAACAAGTTCTCTCAAGCACAAAAACGATTGCGTGATAAAAGTCCCCTCTGCTCTCCTCTCAACTTGGCAGACAACGGCAGTATGGCAAGATTTAACGGGTGTAGTATGGCAAGGCGTATGAATAAGTTAATAGCACTCTACATCACCCTTGCCCTCTTGCTCTCAACGGTTATGATAGCAAGGGCAACGAGGCAAGATTGGATAGCGATACCCTCTGTCAACATAAGCGAGCGTTTGCAGTATGCGGACTTAAACACGAACACGCAGACCGTCTGCGACAAGCGAGACCGAGCCGTTGCGTATGATTACAGAGGCAGTATTTCAATCGCAGACCATAATCATCAAGGGTTTAAGAATTTACACAAAGTCAAGGTTGGAGACACGGCTACGGTCATACTGCACGGCAAGGTTACACAATATCGGTGTATAAGAAAATTCAACGGCGTAAACAAAAAGGCATACTTAACCGACAACAACGGCAACATAGCCGAGATAACAAAAAATCAAGTGATTATGTATACTTGCATAAAGGGATATACACGAAAAATCATAATCACTAAATGGCAAAAAGTGAGGTAAATTATGGCACGAATAAAATACTATGACAGCGTAACGCAACAGTGGGTTTACGGGGATATGGCTCTGCAACCGCCTCTGCCGACAGGAACGGCAAACGGCGATATTCTTGTATGGGATAACACAAATCAGGAGTGGGTTGTAAAGCCGAAATGGCAGATACATTTTCAACCCGTTGAGTATATTGAAAGCACAGGAACGCAGAGAATTGACACGGGCATAAAAACTACAAACGGTGTGATTATTGATTTTCAATATACAAGTGCGACAAATGACAGTTCTTGCTTCGGTGCTATGACGAACAACACAACAAACCGCTACGACATAATTTATTATGACGGTCTGTATTTTTCTTGCGGCAACGGTGCTGATGTATCGTCTGAAATCACAGGAGACGCAACAAGGCGAATATTGCTCGAACAAGGCGTTACAAATCAAGACTTAAAGATTGACGGAACGACAATCGCCACATATCCGGCATTTACAAACGGCTGCACTTATAACACACATTTATTTGCAAGAAAACAAGGAAGCTCATCATACAAATACGCATCAGTAAAAATCTATTCTTGCAAGTTATACGTTGACGGAACGCTCCAGCGTGATTTTGTGCCTTGTTACCGCATAAGCGACAGCGTAATCGGTATGTATGACACGGTCAACGGTGTGTTCTACACTAACGCAGGAAGCGGGACATTCACAAAGGGGGCAGATGTATGACGGAGCTGATAGCAAAAGCGCTCATAACGGCGGCGGTGACGGCGGTCTTCGGCTTCATCGTCGCAAAGGTCAAAGACATCGCCACAAAGCAGAAAGCGACCGACGGCGGACTCCAGAGCCTGCTGCGTGCCGAAATCATCAGAACCTACGAGAAGAGCATCGACAGAGGATTCTGCCCGATTTACTCAAAGGACGCCTTCGAAAAATGTTACAAAGCATATCACAATCTCGGCGGCAACGGAGTCGTTGATGAAATCTTCAACACTGTCATGGAGCTGCCGACACAGAAGAGGTGACACGATGAAAGACATATTTTTTCAGACTTTAATCACAGCTATCGCCGGAGCGGTCGCGACGATGCTCGGCTACATCGGACTCAAGCTCAAGTCACTCGTCGAAGAGAAGCTCAACATCCACATAAAAAAAGAAACCGCCGAGCAGTGCGTCAAGGCGGTCGAACAGCTCTATCACGATTTACAGGGTCCCGAGAAGCTGGAGCGCTGCAAGACCTATGTCATGCAGATGCTCGCTCAGAAGGGCATCGACATCACCGAGCTCGAGCTCGACATGCTCATTGAGGCAGCAGTCGCACAGCTCAACTTCAAACGCTTATGGGGTGAAGACGATGCTCACTAAATCGGAGTATTTGAAATGGGCGGACGGGCGCGCCATTGACACCGACGGCGTCCCGTCACAGCCTTATCAGTGCGTGGACGAGGTCAAGGACTACCTCAAAAAGTGCTACGGCATCGTCATGACGTTCTCATCGCCCAGCAATCCGCACGGCTACGCAAAGGGGCTCTGGTATTACTTCAACGAGCACCCAGAACTCAAAGGCAAATTCATTAAAATAAAAAACACACCCGACTTCGTGCCCCAGAAGGGCGACATCGTCGAGTGGGACACTTACGCAGGAATAACCGGCACGGCAGGGCACACCGCAATCGCTCTCGGCAAAAACTACGGCACAACGTCCTTCTGGTCGCTCGACCAGAACTGGGGCGGCAAATATTACTGCACCGCCGTAAAGCACAATTACAAGGGCGTGCTCGGCGTGATTCGTTCGCTTCAGAAGTGCACGACAACAGACCTCAACGTCAGAAGCGGAGCGGGGACGAGCTTCCCCGTCATCGACGAGCTCCCGAAGGGCACACTCGTGCGGCCCGTCAAATACTCGGGCTCGTGGGCGTGCATCGGCGACGGCAGGTGGGTCTCTGCAAAATATCTCGACTGAGGAGGACAACGACATGGCAGAACTGCTCGAAGCAATCAAGGCGTTCGTTGACGCCATAATCAACGGCATCAGCACCTACGTGCACTCAGACACGGCGTTCGTCATCGACACCCAGCTCGCCGAGCTGGTGAAGGTCACGACAGACGAAGCCGTCAAAATGACGAGGGAACTCCTCGACATTTTCGGCAGATAAGAGCTCAAAAACGCCCTCTATTATGCACAAATTATGCACAAATAAGTCCCGAAAACCCTTGTATATCAAGGACTTTTCATTTTTAAAACTTACCTGGGGGTCAAGAGGCCGTGAGTTCAAGTCTCGCCACTCGGACCAGTAAAACAACCCCGAAACCCTTGAAAAATAAGGGCTTCGGGGCTTTTCTTTTTTTTCACTTTTATGCCCGTTTCATCACAAAAAGGGCGAAAAATTCACTCTATTATGCACAAATTATGCACAAACGCCGTCTCTTGATTTTCAGTCAAGAGGTCACAGACCTGAAACCGCCGCCGTGAGCTCCTCAATCTCGGTGTGTGTATAAATCTTTCGGTTGACATCCTCCGAGACCTGACCCATCAGCTTCATGCGCTTTTCAACGCTCACCCCTTGCTTCGCCAGCATGCTGTTATAAGTATGCCGCGTTGAGTGAGGGGTGATTTTCTTTTTCTGCTCATCGGCGCTCTGGATGCCGAGACGGTCGAGCAGAAGATAGAACGCCTCGCGCAACTGCTTGACGTTGAGCCCGCACAGGCGCTCAGAGGACGCGAAGAACTCCTCGACATATCTCTGCACCCGCTCGGGCACAGGAACGACCCTGTCGCGCCCTGCGTCCGTTTTCAGCCCGCCTCTGAGGGTGTGCTGTTCGCGGTCATAATCGAACACCGTCAGACTGCAATATTCTTGTATTCGCCAGCCGGTGAAGCACATAATCATCACGTGGCGGGCGGCGGTGTCGCCGTTCTCTGCCTCCGCCTGAATCTTCTTCAGGTCGAGGTCGGTGAGGATGCCCTTCTCGGTCTGCTCCTCTTTCGGTATCTGCACGAACTCCGCATAATTGCGGTTGATGAGGTCGAGCTGCACCGCATACTTCATCAGAAGACCGGCGACAACCTTCATCTGATGCAGGGCGGAGTGCGAAGCACCGGCGCGCGCCTGCTCGGTGATGCAGAACTGCAGCTGCGGAGTCTTAATCTCGACAACCCTCTGCGAGTGAATAGGCGCGAATCGGCTGAAGGCGGCGTTGTAGCCGTTGATTGCGCTCTTGCTGATATTCATATACCCCTGCGGTTTCCACACTTCAAAGAGCTCGCAGAAGGTCGTCTTCGGGCTTATGGCGGGCGGACACTGGCGATAAGCCGCCAGGGCGTCACGCGCCTGTATCGCCGTCTCAAAATATCCGACGGTATCCTGAACCCACTTCTGCTGCTCAAGGTCAAACCGTGCGGGCGCCAGAGCGCGGAACGGCTTCCGCCGGTTCCCGCTCAGCTTCGTCACCGTGCCCGCTCCGTTCGGGGAGTGCTTGAACTTCGGCATATTTTTTTGCTCCTTCCTATTGACAATCGAACATTTGTTTGCTATCATTTTACTACACCATAAACAAGGGGGCTTTTTAAGTGAATGATAAGGAATTGACTGAACTGTTCGAGGCGCTCCCGAAGGAGCAGAAGCAAGCCGTCATTGATTATCTGCTGCAATCAGATTTATCATATAATCCGCCAGCTTCTGCTTCTGCTCCGGAGTCATCCGCTTTAACAACTTGACAAATATCTCGGTCTGAGGGTCGCTCGCTTCGGCGGGCGATTCCTCTTTTTCTTCCCAGCCCATGATTGTGGCGGGCGTGACCTTGAGAGCGTTCGCCAGGGCAAGAACCTTGTCACGGGTCATGTTCGCGATGTCACCGCTTTCCCATCTGCTGACGGTGGACTCCGAGACGCCGACCTTCTCGGCGACCTGCTTCATCGTCAGCCCGAGCTCTGCCCTGCGGTCCTTTAATAATTTCTTTGTATCCATTATATGTTCACCTCCCTCAAACACACAATAACACACAACTTGATTTTTTGCAAGATTTTTTTGCGAAAAAGCATTGACAAACTGATTTTATCGTGTATAATGTAGGAGAACTTGCGAAAACGCAAGACGACAAAAGGAGGTGAAAACATGTATAACAAGCAGCTTTTCAAAGCGATGCTGGTCGCCCATGAATCGTCGCCGAATGACCTCGCCGATGTTATAAACAAAAGAATTGACGCAGTTTATAACAAGATTAACGGCAAGACGGAGTTCACCCGCAAGGAGCTCTCACTCATCAAAAGTCACTACGGTCTGAGCATCGACGAAATGGACGCAATTTTTTTTGCCCGATAACTTGCGGAAACGCAAGAAACTAACAACAAGGAGTTATCACCATGACAGACATGACGAAGCGAATGATTGAATCCTACCTTCCGAACCCCCGCGACCCAGAGCTTGACGATACGGAATATTACTACATGCGAGACGACAACAAAGTCTTCAAGGTTTATATCTCGGAAATGTTCTCACACGAAGACCAGAGTCTTTACGGTTGCCGATACTCGCACAACGGTCAGAAAGTCCACACCTGCTATTTCTGGGACGGAATCCCGATGCGTCAGCTCTATGACAACAAGCAGGACTGCCTCGACCACTCGCACCTCATGTATGACAACTGGGAACAGCTCCGCACAATTCAGCAAAAGGAGTCAACACAATGAAACAAATCAGAGTATTAAGACTTTACCCCCGACACTATCCCGTCCCCGCAGACATCGACAACACACTTGAAGCGCTTCAGGAAGCCGTCGGCGGCTTAATCGAGACGGTGCGCATCACCGAGAAAATCGTCATTGTCTGCAACGAAGAAGGCAAACTCAAGAACCTGCCGAAGAACCGCGAGCTCGTCTGGAAGCTCGGCGACGACAAAAAGCAGATCGTCGTGAACCGTGACATCCTCGTCGGTGATGCCCTGATATGCGGAGTCGAGGGCGACGAGTTCCGAAGCCTGACAGCACGCGAACAATGGTATCTCGTGCAGCACTTTCAGACCGAAGAGGTCGATATGACAGCGGAAGGACTGAAATATTTATGAGAATCACCACCGCACAGGCGAGCAGGATGACCGGCATCCCCGCGTCGGCAATCCCGCAGCTGATGAAGGCAGGCGAACTCCCGTGGGGTGCTAAACTTGCCGAAAACAAAAACACAACCTGCTACATAGAAGAAGGACGCGTCAAGGCGTGGATGGCAGGCGAGGACATCCTCAAAGATTTTATCGAAAAATTAATAGCAAAATGTGTGGAGGAACAAAAGAATGTTTAAGAAGATAATCACAACTATGCTCGCGGCGGACTTCGCTCTCGGAGCCCTGACCTGCGGAGTAAAAAAAGCAGAAGAACGCACACTCGCCAAAATGGAAACCTACATCGAACAGGTCGAAGAACAGAGACCCGCACGCCCGAACCGCTACGTCAAGGACTCGCTCGGAGTCTTCTCGCTGACCTTCTACGTCCCCGACGAAGAGTGGGGCTACCAGACAGCGACAGGCGTCCGCTCGCAGCACCTCGCAACCTGCGCGGTCGACCCGAACGTCATCCCGCTCGGCAGCGTGATACAAATTACCGGCGACAACGGTCAGACACTCACGCTCAAGTGCGTGGACGTCGGAGGCGGAATCAAGGGCAACAAAATCGACATCTTCTGGGACGGTTCCGTTCAGAGCGGTTACAACTGGATTGCAAAGTTCGGCACGCTGGCGAATGTTTGCATCATTGAAGAATAAGCACTCAAATTGCGTCACACAATAAAGAGTATAACAACAATGTTTATTTAAGAAAGGAAAAATCAAAATGAGAAAATACACCGAAATGCTTGTCACCCCCGACATGGCAAAAAACTGGCTTGAAAATCACAACCCCAAAAACCGCAAAATCAGCATTGACAGAGTTCATACCTACGCAAGCGACATCACGAACGGCAACTGGGACATAACCGGCGACGGCATCTGCTTCGACGAACAAGGCAACCTTCTGAACGGTCAGCACAGACTCGCAGCTGTCGTTTGTGCGAACAAGCCCGCTCTTTTCCTCATTTGCACGGGGATGCCCCGCTCAATCAACTATGACAGCGGAAGAAAACGCACAATCAAAGACAACATCAAAATGTTCGCAGATGCCGACTACTCGCAGAAACTCATCGGCACCGCATCGCTTGCAATGCATATCATTGACGACAAAACAAGCGGCGCAAATATTTCTTACATCGACAATTACAAGTGGCTTGTAAAGCATTACGACTCATTTGTCGCTTGTAATTTACTCACCACAAAAGCGGGAATCGAGTCTGCTGCTCCGATTATGCTCGCAATGGTATCTGCCTATGAGGCGGGCGTTGATGTTGCCACAATCAACAGATGGAGGAAGCTCGTCCTCACTGGCGAATCAGACGGAGTCAGCGACCACGTTGTTATTCGCTTTCGCAACTGGATGATAAAGAACAAAAAAGTCGGCGCAAACAAGGTTATGAAAAAATCAATCTGCAAAGCCGCACAGTATAACATCCAGAACTTCGCAAACGGCGAAGACGCAAAGCGAATCATTACTCCCGACAACTTTGTATATGCAATCAGCAAATAAAGGAGTGACACAATGACATTTAAAGCGGAATTATACAAGCAGCGCCTCTCAACGCTCCGCAGGGAGCGGGGACGCATCAGAACGCTGCAGTGCCTCAGCTACGAGCTGAAGCAGGCGTGCCTCAAATTCTACGACGATGAGATAGAGTGGCACGAAAACGCACTGGAGGAGGAGCTCAGCCGATGAACGAATTACTTGAAGCCCTGGCGAACAGCTTTGTCGCCATACTCGCAGCAATCGCACAGTTCGACATCATGGCGGTTGACCCTCAGCGCCTGGCGTTCGCCGCGCAAATAATCGCCGACGCGGCGCGCATCCTCGTCAACGCCGTCAGCATCTTCAGGGTGGTGGCGGGTGTATGAGCCGCACACTATCCAACAAAGAGGTTCAGTGGGCGTATGAGCGCTGGTGCGAAGGCGCAAGAATCATCGACATATCCGGCGCCCTTTACGTCAATGAAAGAACGGTCAAGCGGGAGTTCCAGCGCAGGAACCTCGAACGAGTCCGTCCCGTGCTCGTCTGCCCGCCTGAAATACTGGGAAGGAGTTAAACAATGCTCAACTACGAAAACATCACAAAATCAATGCCCCGCAAGCTCGCAAATATCCTCGCAAACTACGACATCAGCACCGTCGTCAATGAGTTCTGCCGCAACTGTCAGAAATCAGGGGAATGCCCCATTGACGAGACAGGCGAGTGCCCTCACTCGAACGTGGAAATGGTGCTCTGGTGGCTCAATCAGGAAGCGCGATGAAATCACCGTGCAGAGACTGCGAAGACCGCACCGTCGGCTGTCACGCAAATTGTGACCGATACAAGACCTTCGCCGACGAGGTCAGGGCGCAGAGAGAACGCCGTGCCCGTGAGTGCGAGTTCATCGCATACCAGCGGGCGCAGATTACAAAAACAATAAGAAAGAAGAGACCACGATGAGTAACAAGTATTACAAAAACTGCTTCGGCTTCAACGGCGACAGGCTTCACCCCGCGTGCATCCCGCTCAAGAAGCTCGACTGCAAAAACTGCGCATTTTTTAAACCCCGAAATGAAATAAAAGAATCATCAGAAAGGAATCGCAAAAAATGAAAATCATCAAAGGACACCTGAACGCCGCCGTCAAGACGGTGCTCTACGGCACAGAAGGCATCGGCAAAACCACCTTCGCCTCACAGTTCCCCGACCCGCTCTTCATCGACACAGAAGGCGGCACGACACGCTACGACGTCGCACGCTTCGAGGAGCCGAAGACCTGGAACGACATCCTCGCATGCGTTGACTACGTAATCGCACACCCCGACACCTGCAAGACGCTCGTCCTCGACACCGCAGACAAAGCGGAAGCGCTCTGCATCAGATTCGTCTGCCAGCAGAACGACAAACCCAACATCGAGGCGTGGAGCTACGGCAAGGGCTACAAAATACTCGCCGACGAGTTCGCAAAGCTCGTCAGCAAGTTCGACCAGGTCATCGCAAAGGGCGTCAACATCGTAGTGGTCGCACACGCTGCCATGCGCAAGTTCGAACAGCCCGACGAGCTTGGCGCCTACGACCGCTGGGAACTGAAGCTCGGCAAGCACACCGCGCCGATGCTCAAAGAGTGGGCAGACCTGCTCCTCTTCGCTAACTACAAGACGACCATAATCATGGACGAGAACAAGAAGAAAAAGGCGACAGGCGGCAAGCGGGTCGTTTACACAACGCACAATCCCGTCTGGGATGCAAAAAACCGCTTTGGGCTCCCCGATGAGCTCCCGTTCGACTTCGACTCAATCTCGGTGGTGATTCCAGGCTCGGACGACTACATCGAACACGTCAGCAACGCCGAAGAGACCACAGTCAGCAACCTCGACGTTCTGAAGGCGAAGATTGACGCCTTCACAGACGAATCAGAGCCCGAGAAACCGAAGACCGGCAGACTTGAAGGCGGGGACTCAAAAGCCCGCGCAGCTGCACGCAAAAAGAAGCAGGCGCAGGAAGACGGCGGGAACCCTTACACACCCGACGAAGAGCTCCCTTTTGAGCTCACCGAGCTGATGAAGCGCGACGGCATCAGCGCCGAACAGATTGAAAAAGTCGTGGCGTCAAGGGGCAAAATGCCCGCAGACGTAAAGCTCAAAGACTACCCCGAAAATATAATTAAAAACTTTGTAATTAAATTCTGGGCGAATATAGTCGCCGCAGCTATATAAGGAGGACATCACAATGGCAAACAACAACACACAGGGCTTCGAATGGGACGACATTTTCGAAGGCGAAGAATCAAGACCCGCGAGTTCGTTCGGCTACCTCGCGCCTGGCATCTATCCGTTCACGGTTGACGATGTCGCACGCACCGTCAGCTCCACAGGCAGAAACATGCTCAAAGTCACGCTCATCTTCGACGGCGGCGACAAGGGCAAAAGCAAAGTATATTCGAACATCGTCCTCAAGGACGTGCTTCAGAGCTTCCTGCTTTCCGTCGGCTATCTCGCAAAAGGCGAGCGCAAGGGACTCGACACCGCAGCGCTCCTCGACCTGACCGGCAAGGCGTGCATCAAGGACAGCAACCGCAAGACAGACGACGGCACGCCCTATTCGGAAGTTCACTACTTCATCCCGCCCGAGAACGCAGAGATGGAGTGGTAAACCGTGACCGACAACATCCTTGACGCACTCGAACATCTCGACGCATCCGCCTGCACCTACGAAGAGTGGGTGCAGGTCGGCATGGCGCTCAAAGCCGAAGGCTACGGCTCGGAGGTCTGGGACAACTGGAGCCGCTCCGATTCACGCTATCACGACGGCGAGTGCGACCGCAAGTGGCGCTCGTTCGAGCCAAAGACCGACGGAGTCAAAGGCGGGACCATCATCCACCTCGCCGAAGAATACGGCTACAAGCGCCGCAGAGACGACAACGGCTTCGAGTGGGACGATATATTCACCGGCGACATTGAAGTCACTCAGGCGCAGATTCAGCAAAGAAAAAAGAAAGAAAAAGACCTCAGCTTCAGCGACCAGTGCGAACAGATAAAGGCATACATCAACGCCCTCTTCAGCGAAGACGAGCACGTCGGCTACGTCACCCAGACGATGCAGAGAGACGACGGAAAGTGGACGCCCGCCTCTTCGGGCGTTTACGGGCTCACGGCGGGCGAAATAATCGGCAGACTTAACAAGGTGCAGCGCAAAGCGAAAAGAGGCGAAAAAACGGGTCTGGACGAGGCAATCGGAGCGGTCAACGAGCAGGCGGGCGCATGGGTGCGCTTCAATCCTCTCGACGGTAACGGCGTAAATGACGGCAATATAACGGCATACCGCTTCGCCCTCGTGGAATCCGACACCGTATCACTCGAAGAACAGGAAAGCATTATCAGAGCGCTCAACCTTCCCGTGGCTGCACTCGTTTCGTCCGGCTCGAAATCAATTCACGCAATCGTCCACATTGACGCGCTCGACAAGACAGAATACAAGAAACGCGTTGACGAGCTTTACTCCGTCTGCGAGGCGCACGGTCTGAAGGTCGATAAACAAAATAAGAACCCGTCGAGGCTCTCACGGTTGCCTGGCATCCGCAGGGGCGACAACTGGCAGAGGTTAATCGAGACCGACATCGGATGCGCCGACTGGCGCAGCTGGAAAGAGTGGCTCACCGCTCAGGCGGACGACCTTCCCGACCCCGTGCCGTTCTCGGAAGTCTTCGACAATCCTCCGCCGCTCCGTCCCGAGCTCATCAAGGGCGTGCTCAGGCAGGGGCACAAGGCAATCCTCGCCGCAGACTCAAAGAGCGGCAAATCGTTCGCCATGATAGAGCTCGCCGTCGCTCTGACCGAGGGCACGAAGTGGCTCGGCAAATACGAGTGCAAGCGGTCACGGGTGCTCTTCCTGAATCTCGAAATAGACGAGCCGAGCTTTTATAAGCGCATTATTGATGTTTACAAGGGACTGAACCTCACGCCCGAGCACATCAACGAGTTGCTGATTATGAACCTCAGAGGCAGAGTCGCACCGATGAACGAGCTCACCCCGAGCGTCATCAACAAGACCCGAAAATACGGCGTTGACGTCATTATACTCGACCCCATCTACAAGGTGATGTGCGGGGACGAGAACAGCGCCAGCGACATGGCAAAGTTCGTCAACGAGTTCGACAAGATATGTCGAGAGGCAGGCTGCACGTTCATCTACACGCACCACCACAGCAAAGGCGAGCAGGCGTTCAAAGCATCGCAGGACCGCATGAGCGGTTCGGGTGTCTTCGGGCGCGACCCCGACGTCATCATCGACATGCTCAGCATCCACCCGACCGAGAGTCAGAGAGAGGCGGCAGGGGTCAATCCGCTGGCGACCGCAATGAAGGTCACGATGAACCTGCGGGACTTCGCCTCGCCCGAGCCGTTCTATCTCTGGTTTGATTATCCGATTCACATCGAAGACCCGAACCTCGAAGACTCGCCGGAAAGCATCCAGGAACTCGCACAGGAAGGCAAGGACAAGCGCAAGGCGAAGACACGGCGCTTCGAGGCGTCCGTTCTGGACTCCGCCTTCAACTGGTGTGAGGCGATGGACCCCGAACGAAAGGTGCGAATCGGAGCGCTCACAAAGCGCATCAACGAGGCGCTCAACAAAGACCTTTCGCAGCAGACAATCAAGGACTGGCTGAGCAAACAAGATAAATTTATAAAGGACGAAAACGGCTTTATCGTCCGAGCGTAAAAGGGTGCAAGAAAACCTAATCTTGCACCTTCAGGGGTGGGTGCAAGAAAACCTATATATAAGATAGATATCTTGCACCTACCCAAAACAAACCGCCTGAGCTGTTCGGAGTGTAAAAAATGGCGGGCAAAAGCTCCCGCCTATTTTTAACACCCGCAGAACAGCTTATGGGCAAATAAGGAGGAAAAAATGAGCAAATACATCAACGCAGACGAATTAATGAAAGAGTTTATCGAGTTTGTAGCACCATCTAACCGAGACTCTTCATTACCGATACCGACTTGGAACGATGCTGTTTCTCTGCTCGGCTCTGCTCCCGATGCAGATGTTGAAAAAGTGGTTAGGTGTAAGGATTGCAAACATTCAGTTCAAAATAAATATGCAACAGCACCTAACTATAATTACTTCTGTGCAAAAACATCCACTGCCACTCATATAGATTATCATAGTGAAAATTGGTTTTGTGCTGACGGAGAACGGAGGGAAAGCGAATGCTGATTAAACATACCGAAAGCATTTCCTTTGAGATACCGAAAGAATGGAAACTTGTTCTTGATTTTCAAGAAAACAATCCCGAATGGAAAAAAACAGAGGGAACGAACACAATCACATTTTCGCGGGAATATCATTTTATGTATGTTGATGAACGGAGGGAAAACAAATGAGTGAATACATAAACAAAAACGCACTTGCCGAAAAAATACTTGTAAGAGAAGCGTTGATTAAAGAGGAACGGAACGCCGATTATGAGAATATGGAAACATATAACGGTATGATACGAGGGCTTGTTGAGGCACAAAGGCTTATGCTTGAAACAGACACTATTGAAATAGTGCGTTGTAAGGATTGCAAATACGCAAACAAAGAACGGCTACCACAAGGCAGTAAGTGGTTTGCATCTTGCGACCATTTCAACACGCACTCGGTTATGGCAGACGATTATTGCAATTACGCAAAACGCAAGGAGGCGGAGGAATGAAAGAATATGTAAGTAGACAGGCAGTAATTGAGGCGATGATGAAAGCATCAACTCCTGCATTTGACAAAAATGGAAAACCTACATTTCTCGTTGATTATGTCAAGACGATGGAGTGCTTGCCCTCCACAGATGTTGTTGAGGTAGTAAGGTGTAAAGATTGCATATACAAACAGTCTTATCAGGGTAGTAATGTTATGTGGTGTGGAGCAACACTGAGAGCCGATTATTATGTCAGTAATGATTTTTTCTGTGCTAACGGAGAACGGAGGGAAAGCAATGAGTAAATACATTAATGCAGACGAATTAATGGAAATCATTAAAACACATCATTATATGTTAGCAAATGCAATCAATTCAAGAGATTATGGTATGTTTACAACAGGAATAGAACAAGCCATAAGCGAAACTGAATCCGTTGAGGTAGTAAGGTGTAAAGATTGTAAGTATTCCAAGTCCGTTCCAAAATTGTATGGCCTTGAATTTTGGTGTATGTTTTGCGGAACATACAGAACGGCAACAGACTTTTGCTCGCAGGTAGAACGGAGGGAAAGTGATGGCTGAAATGAAAATTCCGATTGTCGTTGATATTGAAGAAATCAAAGAATATTTAAATTCAAACGATATTGTCAAGGTTGTGCGGTGTAAGGATTGCAAATACTATAAAAGTTATTATGATAAATACAAATCATTTTATGCTTAATTACGATTTAATTGTTATTGAAAGAATATTAAAGGAGGCGGAGAAATGAAATATATTTGTATTGTAGAGCCGTTAAACGATACAAAGCACAATCACTATTTATTTACCTACGAGTTTGGCAGACCGCCCGTAAAAGATATGATAGTCCATTGTGAAACAAGATTAAAAAACGGAATGTATGGGAAAATTACAGAGTGGGCGAGAGTGCCACAAACAGACGAGGAACAGTTAATCCATATAATTAGTTCACTTGCACCGAATGTAACTTTGCCGTTAAGACCCGTTGATATTATTTTTGGAGAGGCAGAACGGAGGGAAAGTGAATGATTGAATTTAAAACGCCATCAGAGTGGTCTGACGACAGAATCGGCTTCTGGATAGAAGGCAAAAACAAAGAGTCAGGGGAGCGCAATTTTCAGTGTTCGAGATGCGGACTCTACAATTCATACATCGCAAACTTCTGCGACGTCTGCGGAGCAGATATGCAAGACCACAAAAATGGAGGGCACAGAGTAAAATGACCGAAATCACAATGACGCTGACCTTCCCGAAGCTCCCGACGGTCACGGCGCAGCAGAAGGGCGTGAGGGTCGTTCACGGCAAGCCGATGTTCTATGAGAAGAACGAAGTCAAAGAGGCGCGCAGAATCTTCGCCGACGCTCTGATGCCCTACGCGCCCGAGCAGCCGCTCGACTCGCCCGTCCGCCTCGTCTGCGACTGGTATTTTTACAGCAAGTCGCACAAGGCGAACACATGGCGAACGACACGACCCGACACCGACAATCTCCAGAAGCTCGTCAAGGACGTCATGACCGACTGCGGCTTCTGGCTCGACGACAGTCAGGTCTGCTGGGAAACCGTGCGCAAAAAGTGGACGAGGGCAGAACCGGCGCTCGTCATCAAAGTGGAGGAGCTCGAAGACCCTCCCGCATTTTAAGGAGTGGAATATATGACAGAACAATTCCTCAAGGCGTTCCGCAATAAATATCTTGAAGTCAGACAGCTCGAGCGTGAGCTGGCGGCGATGGGTCCCGTCCCGAGAGTGTCGCAGTTCGACAAGATTCTCGCAGAGTCAGACTCGGAGGGCTCGCAGGTCGAGCAGGCCGTCGAGAAGTTCCTCATCATCCGCGAGAGGTATGAGGCGATACTCAACGAATACATCGACGACAAGGTCCGCATCGAGCGGGCGTTCGCCGAGTGCCTCACCCCGAACGAGCGCACGGCGATGAGATATTATTACTTTCAACGGCTGAAATGGGAAGACACAGCCGAGCGCATGGACATATCAACACGGCAGGCGCTCAGGCTCCGCAAGTTCGCACTCGAAAAACTTGTAAATTATTGACTTATGTCATTGTATGTCACTTTCTTTTATGGTAATATGATAGCATAGAGATTCGGCAAGGAACGGGGGCTTGCCGAGTCTCTTCTGCTTTTTTCACGGATGACTCCTTTCTAACCTTCGGCAGCTGAGGGTTATCAGCTGCCACTCCTTGTAAATAACAGACGGTGTCGGCACAGGATAAGCCTGCGAGGGATGGGGGCGGGCGATTATAACCTACCCGGGGATAGATACCCGGGGGGTATCCTACACAGAGCCCTCACCGCGCACACCCCGACAACACCCTGACGGGGTCAGACCCACGGGGGCGGGGGCATACCCACCCCGCACACAGACAGAGAGGAGCACACCGATGAACAGGTCAAGCAGATGGAAGCAGGTCAGACGGCTCGCATGGGAGCGGGACAGGAAGGCAGGCGCACCGTGCCATATATGCGGGCAGCCTATCAACTACTTGCTTGAACCTTCAAGCGCGCCTGAAGCTTATGAACCTGACCATTTGATACCTGTTGCAAAAGCTCCCGAACTCGAGCTTGACCTTTTAAACATCGCAGCGTCACACGCACGGTGCAACAGGTCGAGAGGCGACGGCACGAACGGCGAAAACGTAATCGGAAAACAGTCGAGGGTCTGGTAAAGGCAAGGGGCCTGCGAATCTTCCGCACTCCGTCCCGCCGACAC